ATAGAAAGCCCGCACTGGGCGGGCTCGGGGTGGCTCTTACGTCTCCATCAAGGCGGAGACTGAGCGGGGCTAGGATTAGTCCGCCCAAGAAGGGCTAACCAAAAGGGGAATGGAATGGGAATTTTTGCAATCAGCTATGACGTTGCGAAAGGCGGGGATTACCAGCCACTATGGGATGAGCTGAGTCGTCTCGGCGCACATAAGGCTCTTGAATCCTTCTACCTAGCAAACCTCAATACCGAAGATCCTGAAGCAGTAAAAAACGGCCTCAAGCCTCTCATTGGTCAAAATGACATGCTGATGGTCGTAAGGGTCGCGGGGCGGCCTTCGTTTGTCAGAGCCAAGGCCGGAACAAACGACTGGATTGCCAGGAATTGTCCTTAAACAGCCTCAGGCTCAGAGCGCGGAAGTTCGCACTCTTGATCGATGTTGGTGCCCTTGACGCGCAAATGGCGCTCATAGGACGCCCCATACGGCAGAGCGTCAATCTTGACCTGCACGCCAACAAGGAAGGCTATAACCGAAACTGCCGAGCGCCGCCAGCGCGGCACCGGGTGGCGGTAGTCGCCATATCGGCCGGTCAGGTTGTTCCATGCACGGGTGATCTTGTTCATATCTGACTCCAATAGAAAGCCCCGGTCTCCCGGGGCTGTTAGGTGTGGGCTTCACGCCCCAGTGGTACGATCTGGGGTCAAGGAGGGGGTATGGATAACTCGGGCAGCCTCATTTACTGGGGCGGTTTCTGGCTGGTATGGATTGCAGTGTTTCTTGGCGCATGGGGCTACTGCACCATCACCTATGGATTCCTACTTGGCTTCGGACTGGGCTGGCTCCCAGCTGGCATCCTCGCGACCATTCTTGCCTTCATCTGGCCGCTAATTGCAGTCGCCGCCTTTGTCCTGTGGTTCTACCTTTATAAGACTTCCTAAGGGTCACGAAATGAGCAAGGAAAAGTTCGATCTATCCAATGTTGGCGGGAAGCCGAAGGACTGGATGCAGCGGGAGCATGAGAAGGAAGTGGAATCATCACTTGGCTTTAAAGACTATCTAGGATGCGCTGGCGTTATTGCAGCTCTTGTCGCCTGTGTCGCCTTGTTCGCAGGATCATTTTTCATTGATGACCTACCCAAGCCGCTAAAGACGACCCTGATCTCTGTTAGCACTTTCTTGTTCATTTGTTTTGCGGCCAAGGAGATCAGTGAAAACTTGGACGCCCGTAGGAAAAAAGTAGATCTCGCGATTGAAAACACCTGGGCGCGCCTAACTCGCATCGATGGTGAGCTAAGGACGGCCTTTGCCGAGGAAAGAAGCGGCGGCGAACTGCGAGAGCAAAAACTCCTGCTGAGAATTTCGCATCTGGAAGAACGAGTTGCGTCCCTGGAGCAGGCGGATCTTGATCTGTTTGGCGACGATGATCGGCCCGAGGCCTAAAGGCTCGCATGGAAACCTTCCTTCAAATCATTGTTGCCGTATTCGTTATGCCTACCGTCGGCATCCTCTATGTCAATGCCGTTCACCGCATAGGTGCCTTAATCATCAGACACCTTCCGGCACGGTACGTACGCATTCTGTCCAAGCGTCTATACATCACGCATTGGGATAAATCCCGCCCCTATGACCGAATCGGCCTAGAGGCGGAAGATAAGCTAAATAAGCGATTCCCGGCCTAGCGCGCACCACCCTTTGCCATTTGGGCCCGCAGAGCTGCCATCTCTTCTGCCGTTGGTGCAGGGCCTACACGCCCGCCAGAAACGCTGATCTCAAGTGGCTCTGAATTGGCAATCAGCGCAAGCTGGTTCGCTCGTCCAGCTGCAGTACGAGCAGAACCTAGCGCGCCAGTCGAAGCCAGCAGGTTAGCCACTGAGTTAGGCTTACCCGCCCCCCTTGCCAACATGTTCCCAAGGCTGCCGGAATTGAGCGCCCTGCCCGCCACCGGCCCAACGGAAAGGGCCGCAAGCAGAGGGGCGACAGTTCCGCCACCCGCCAAGCCGCCTAGACCAGCAGATGCCAAGCTACCCAGCCCACTGCCAAGCAAGCCGTTCTGCGGAACTGGGTCTTTAAGCAGGTTCTGACCAAGTTTCGCCAAATCACGGAACTCCTTCGTAGCCTTTGGCCCCCTCCCGTTAACTGCACTCCAGAGAGCGGAGGGCGACACATCAGCCTTAGCACCTGGCACCCGCTCAAGCAGCTTTTCAAGCGTCTTGAAGTTGTTCCAGCGCTTGTTCGTTTGCGCCAACAAGGCCGAGTCAGCTCCACTGAGCGAGTCTTCTGCGGCCCCCTCCAGCGCCCTGCGGATGCCGTTGACATGGCTACCCACGTCAGTCCCAGGCTTCACTGCAGCGAGTGTCCCCCGCAGGCTCTGATATACCCGCCCAGGGATGGTTCCGCTACCACCAGCGGCCTCAATGTCAGCTAGCACGCGGTCGAGCTGCTTCCCTACGAGGTTCGCTTCTTCTCCAGTGAGGGAGTTGTTGGCCGTCTTGACCGCATCCACCATTTGCCGCAGGCGGTCATTGGAAATCGATACTTCGTTCCGATTCCATATGTCGTCGTAGGTATCGCCGAGCGTGTTTCGCGTCTTGGCAACCCATGCGTCATCCAGTCGGTCGGTTGCATCGCCAGCTGCCCGTGTCAGCGCACGATTCCAAGCGTTCTGTTGCTGCCTCCCAGCGGCACCCGCGCCACTGAATGGCAAGTACTTGGCCGCGCTAGCAGCGAACTTCGCCGGGGTTGATTGCGCAACCTGAGACACGTGGAGGGGGATCCCCTCCCGCTGCGCGACCTCCACGCCCTCTCGCAAGATCGGATCGGATTCCCTCGCCAGTGTCCCGAGAGCGCCGCGAGCACCTCCAACCAACCCGCGCCCAGCAAGCCCGCCAACCGCTCCATAGCCCGCATTCTCAAGACGACTCTGCCCAGTGCGAACCTCCCCAAGAGAGCCGTAAGCCGCGCCCTCTGCCGCAGCGGTTCCCGCCTTAACTGCCGTCTTGGCAAGACGGCCTGCCTGCCCGACGCGCCCAAGCGCAGCCGCCTCAGGACCTCCCAAGGGGAGCGTTGCAATGTATGGCAACGCTCTGCCAACGAATCCGGACACGCCATGGATTCCATCCTGATAGGCCGCGTCACTATCAACACTCGCCTGGAGACTCTTGCCCCATTCCGAATCATCGGGCGTCAGCAACTGCCCGACGCCGCGCCCGAGGCGTGTCATTTCAGCACCGGCGGCTACAAACGGCTTCTGATACCAAGGCAATGCATCGTAGTTTTCGCGTGCCGCTATCGCGGTGTAGTCAACCGGGGCCTGCGCCTGACTGCTGGGCGGTTCAGAGCCCTGAGCCTGCCCATAATTCTGTTGCGCATAAGCCATTACATCATCTTGCGTGGCGTCATCTGGCGCAGTGATTTCATAGGTCGCACCATCGGGGCCGGTAATGCGGTACTTCGCCATCATTCAATCCTCTGAATAGACCATCCGCCAGCGTTGGACGGCGCGGGACCGCGCTGAGGAGCCGCGCGCCCCGCCGCCTGCAGCATCGCCTGTTCAACGACAAGCCGGTTCTTGGCCTTCTGCTGCACCACTTCGGGACTGTCGCCGGGCTGCGGGAAATAGTTCCGGATTTCCTGCCGGGCTTCATCCACGCCGATAGCTGCACCAGACTCCTTACGGAGGTTGGCTCGCACCCAGTTCATTGCCGCCTGGTTGTACTGCTGGCCTTCGTTGCTGGCAAGGTAGTTACCCACCGCACTGCCGACAGTCAGGTGGTCACGCAGATTCGTTGGGTCATAACCGGCATCCGTAAGTCTCTTCAGTTCAGCGTTGGCAGCGACCATGCGCTGATAGAAGCCACTTGCATTGCGCTCTCCCTCATTGGGGGTGCGCCCGCTGACGGAGTTGGCTGCAACCTGCCGCTGCTCATTTCGATCTGCGCGCGCCTCTGCTCGGTCAGCCCTAGCGCCAGCCTCGCGCGCCATGTCCAGCCTGATCTGCTCTGCCGCCGAGATTTCGGGCTTATCTGGAGTGAAGCCAAGCTGCCCACCACTTGCGAACTGCTGCGGCGAAACATTGCGCTGACCGAGGTTGTAGGAATCTGAAGCCCCGCCAGAAGCCATATCAGCCTGCGCCAGAGCAAGCTGCTCTGGAGTCAAATCTCCGCCAACCATGTACTGCTCTCCGCCCTGCATCATCTGGCGCATTGCCGAGTTCAGCGGGGAAACTTCCTGCGTCCTTGGGTTGTAAATGAACTTCTGCTTCCCGCCCGGCACCGAAAGCTCCACCAGCTGAGTATCGACCGGGGCCTGATAGACGACCTCACCAGTTGGTGTCACCAGAGCGCCGCCCACGACCTTGTTCTGGCTCGATGATCCGCCATCTGGCGAACCCAGCATAGCCACGCGGGCCTTGAGGTCCTCCCACCCGGGGTTCATGTCATCCGTCCAGGTGGTGGGCGGAGCTTTCCCTGTCAACTGCTGGATGAAAGATCCACCCTGGCGCAGCGCGGCGTCCACGGCGGCAGCGTTACCGGTCGCCCTCGCGCCATCCACGTACTTGATGAAGCCCTGCAGCTTGCGCAACTGTGCGTCACCCGCTTCCTGGTAGCCCTGCGCCGCCTTGGGGTCGATAGCCACAGCCTGCGAATAGGCGTTCGGATCGCCAGCCATGATCTGCGGAGCCAGCTCTGACAGTCGCGACTTGTTTGCCTGCTGGGTGCGGTACTCGCGGTTGGCGATGCCTGCGCGCTGCCCTTCAAGGAAGCCTGCCAGAATGTTCATTTACGCCCCCAGTTGTTGCCGTAGCCATAGCCGATTGCGCCCGCTGCGCCGGTCAGGGCATTGCCCCATGCGTCGGCTTTGGCCCCATATGCGGAGGCGCGGGAATTGGCAGCGCCGATCAGGTTGTTGCTCACGTTGTTGGCATAGTTCTGCCCAAGGCTGGCGAGGCCGCTTGCGGCAGTCTGGCCGACACCGGCCAAGCCCGCCTGCTGGTTCCACCAGTTGTTGTATTCCTGCGAAGCGAGGCCATTTGCATACTTCATGCGGTCGGCGTCAGCACCACCTGAGTACAGCCCGCCTCGCATCGCAGCACTACGATCCAGTCCCTGCATCTGCTGGTCGACACTGAACTGATAGCCCGGTGATAGCTTGAAACTGTCGAAGTTGCCATTGCTGGCACTCTCCAGCCGGGCCAACGCGTTTCCGCCAGCCTGCAGCCACGGCTGCTGATCGGCGCGGCTCAGATCGTACTGGCGGCGCTGCTCTTCCGTCGCGGCGTCATATCCCTTCTGGGAAGCGCTTGCAGCCTTGCCTGCCGCTCTGTTGTCCATTACGCCATTGATCAGGGTCGCCCCGCCAACACCGACTGCTACCCAAGACATGGGCGTTCCTCCTGTAGTGCGTGCGGGGCTTCCGGCACGATGAATTTGGCCTCGATTGAGGCAAGGTCTTTCAGATTCGTGGGATGGACGTTCAACCAGCGAACGTCTGTGTGGGCGAATCCCACCTTCTTGGTTCCGGGCGCGGAGACGAACACTGCGGGGGCTTGAATTCGCTTCAGCCCCTCCGGCGTCGTGACTGTAATGTCGCCCTGAACAAGCACATTGAGTGTGCTGTGACGGTGGATCTTTCCGGTGATCAGCGACCCAGCCGGGACGAATAGCTCCCTGCCGTACACGCCATCCGCAAAGTGATGCTCCAGCGTCATGCCGACTGGCTCGCCATGCTCAAGCATCAGGCGCTCAAGCTCGCGTAGCTGGTCGTGCGTCGGCATTACGGGCGCGCACGGCTCCGCGTGGCCCGCCAAGGCTTCTGGCAAGCCGTTCATTTGATCTATCAGCATCGTCAGCCCCTTGGCTCTATGCGCAGGCTTGCGCCCAGCAGGTCACGCTTCACCGGGCTGGAGATTTGAATCTGGAACACGAAGCGGTAGCCCTGGCCCAGTCGGGTGAAGCGCACGCGCTGCTGGTATTCGCCGATTGCGCCCAGGGAACGCTTCTTCCAATTCGACCAGTTGCGCCCGCCGTCCTTGCTGTAGCGGACCAGCACATGATGATCAGGGGGCGGCGGCGGGGGTGGCGGAATGTCCGGGACCAGAGTCAGCACAGCCACTTGGTCGTAGCTGTTCGGCGCAACAAACATCGTCGGAGACGTTGAAACCGCCACGGTCGCCCACGCGAAGGCCGACATGTCAACGAACAGCGGGAACGCCCCTGACACCGGCATCGAGCCATCTGCGGACCAAATCTTATGCGCGAACACGAACCCTTCTACAGTTCGCACCAGCAGCCACAAGTCTTCGGCCAGTGGCGGTGTGACCGTGTACGAGACGCTGGCAGACAGGGTGTCCCCGGGAGTCTCAGCCCCGCCGTACTCCATGGTCCCGTTTGGCTGCTCTGCGTATGCCCCGTAACAGTTGAGCGTCCATCGCTCGCCGTCGAACGTGGTGGATACCAGCGACCAGCCGGTCAAGGAGGCCAGCAGATTGCTCATTTGACCTCCCTCAGTGCTGCATCAGTGGCTGCGGCGATTTCGGCGGGCGTGGCGTTCTCGACCAGCGCCAGGTCAGGCCGCTTGATCGCAGCCAGCTCACGGCGGGCGGCATCAAGGTTGCCCCGCCGATGCTTCCTGCTGCCGCTCTCTGCATAGATACGGTGGTTGTAGACGCACTGCGGAATGTGGACCGGCTCAAACATGCTCAGCGCGTACTGATCCGGGTAGAACTGGAAGGCGCTGTAGCCGATCTGCTGCAGGGCATCGCGGCGGTACACGGCCAAGTGATGGCGGGCTTCCGGCGCAGGCGTGACCACTTCGCCCCTCACATGATTCTCGCCGGTTGTGATGGCATCGACACCGGCAACCAGATGGTCGGCCAGCACGGCAAAGGCGTTCGGCTCCACCCAGTCGTCGTCGTCAACATGGGTGACGTAGGGATGGGAGCCCATGGCGTAACCGTTCGCCCTCGCCCGGCCCAGATGGCCCACTACGCCCGGCAGGAAGTGGACCGCCACTGGGTATCCCGCCTGCTCAGCGGCAGCCTGCAGCGACTGCTTGCAGCGCTCCAGCACCTCCGCTGGCGTGTAGTCCATCACCAGCACATGCACGTCGAGGCCAATCATGGCGTCACCTCAGCTGGGAATGGCACTGGCACCGTCTGTTTGCGGCCCACGTCGAACTCCAGGTTCATCTCAGGGATGCCGATGCGGTTGCCGCTGTCGCTGACCTCGGCGGACGTGTACGTGGCGATAAGCTCGTCGTCGCCCTCAAGCACATAGTCCCAATCCAGCAGCCACAAGCGACCGTCTTGGAAGTCGCCGCCGATCCACTTCCGACCCCAAGACGTGACGGTATTCAGCCGCCAGCGCTTGAGGCCGAACGACTGGCGGCGGTGCCACAGCCCGACCACCACGTCGTAGCCGTAGCTTTCGCCGTCCGGGAACGTGATGTAGTAGACCTTGTGGCCTTCGTCCTCCCAGGTGAACGCGAAGGCGTTCTTCCAGTCGGATTTGGCGATGGCCTTCTCAATCGCCCGGGTGCTGATCGGGACAGCGCGGTAGGCATCGAGCCGGTACACCACCCCGTCGTTGCCCAGCCACATGACCGAGTTGTCCAGGTTCTGGACCGTGTCGCGGGATGCGCAGCCAACGTCGGCAGTGACACCCTTGGACTGGAACGTCCCAGTCGCCTCGCCGGTATTGCCGTAGAACTCAGTGGTTCGCTCACCGAACAGGATCACTTCACCCTGATTGACTGCAAGGCCCACCAACCGATCAGGCTGGCTCTCTGCCTCGCCCCGGTCCAGTGTGTTGTAGCTCAGGCCATCGGCAAGGTCCGAATGCAGCCAGAAACGCCCGAACGGCTCCAGATAGAACAAGTAGCCGTCGATGAACTTCACGTCGATAGCGCCCGGGAACCCGTCATCAGTGATGCGGGTAAACGCCTGCGTCGCCGTGTTGTAGATGTAGCCCGACTGACCATTGACCACCGCCAGCTGATTGCCGTTCTTGACCTGGTTGTGAGCCATGCGCACCCGGCCAACACCGGGAATGGTGCCGAGACTGATGCCGACACCCTTCGCCGTGACCTCGTACAGCGTCTGACCAGAGACAACGAACAGACGGCCCTCAGCGTTATGCACGCCACGAATCGGCCCCGGTCCAATGCGCTGGTACGGCTTCAGGCCCGGAGGCGTCCGCAGCTTGAACTTCGTCTTCGTCCCCGGTTGATCCGCCACGACAGGCAGAGAGTTGCACACGCCCTGCACAGACCACGCCGGAGAGTCGTCGCGGTTGAAGCCCGCCAGCAGGTTTACGGAGGTGAGGGGCATTGGCAGTCTCCGTCGCACTTGAAGCAGCGGCCACACCAGCGCTGCCCAGTGCCAACGGGCAAATCGCAATAGCTAACGCGGGGCCGGTGTTCTTCCTCGACCTTGCGGACGATATAGGCCGCGATGGTGGCGCGGCCAGATGTGGCGATTGCCACGGTGTCAGGGTCAAGTGCCGACCCATAGAACGGGCGCAGCTTCAGGGCCAAGTTGTAGGTCAGGGCCTCATCGGCCCAAGTCGGCGATGTGACATCGTCGTCAGGGTTGGACACGGGTGTCCAGCCGAGATCCCAGCCGTCCACCAGCCACGCCGCCATCATCGCGTTGAGCGCACGCTGGCCGTCGGCGTAGTCCTCGGCTTCAGGTGCTTCCGTCGCGTCGATGACGCGCAGAAGGCCGAGCGCGCCACGGACAATGTGGGCAGCTTCAGTCATTGCAGCCTCCAAAGAGGAAGGGCCGAGTCTCCCCGGCCCTTCTTGGCTTACTCGGTGATACGAACCGCATGCAGGCTGCGAACGGCTGCGAAGCCGTACAGCACGTCGATGCGGGTGTTTTCCAGGTCGTTGACGAAGTCGCCACCGGTCATCACGCGGACGCTCAGGCCGTTCGGCAGGCGGGCCGTGTAGCCCTCGCAACCGGCGATCACGCCCAACGGGGCAGCGGCCACGGTGAACGCGTCCTTGTGGAACATCAGCGACTGGCGGTAGCCGGTCGAAGCCGCGCCCACCAGCGTCAGGGCCGCACTGTTGGCCGGGGAGGCGGTCACGTTCTTGCCCGGGCCGGTCGGCACAATGGCCGGGTAGATCGACAGCGTGGTGCTTGCCGCGTCTGCCAGAACCGTGAACTGCTGCAGCTTGCCGGTGTTCTCGCCGGTCAACGGATGCACCGCGAACACTCCGGCGATGGTGAACACCTGGCCGGCCTTGAAGCCGGTGGTGGTCGCCGCGATGGTCAGCACGCTGCCGGTCTGGCTCGCACCAGCCACGGTTACGGTTGCGGCTGCACCGTTGGTGATCACCGGCACGCTCTGGTGCTCGTAGAAGTCAGCACCCATGGCGCGGCCCAGCGAACCCTCGATGAAGGCCTTGCTGTTGGTCGCCTGCGGGTTGAACAGCTTGCGGGCCTCATCCGTCAGGTTGACATTGATTTCCGAGCTGATCAGCGTGTTGCGGTCGCCAGACGGTGCCAAGTAGCGCTGCAGGACAGCACGAGCTTCAGCAAACGTCTTCATGGTGCTGATCGCGGTGCCCGGGGTGCCAACGAGGTTCGGCGTGGCGATCACAGCGCGACGGATCAGGTCAGCCTCGATCACAGATGCCAGGGTGCGGATCTGCGGGCGCAGGATTCGATCATTGAAGTCCGAGATATCGAGCTTCTGTTCCTTGGACGTGAACTTGATACCGATGTGCTTCTGGGTATCGAGCTTCAGGTTGACCTTGTCCTGGATCACGTCGGTAGCTGCGCCGCCGCCTGCGAACACGGAGCCGTCGAATACGACACCAGCACGCGGAACTTCGATATCGACGTTGTCGCCCTTCTTGTAGCCGTTTACGGCCTCGCCGAACTCCTCCTGTCGGCCCTTGTTTACGTTGGCGAGGAAGGGGGCTTCCTCCTCCAGCATCTTCGCCGCCTCGCGGGCGATCATCTTGTGGGTCAGAATCGTGTTTGCCATTGCGCTTTACCTTTTTTGGTCAGCCCCTGGCGCGCTGGCTGCGATACCACTCGTCATCGGTCTGCTTGTCGGGCGGGGTTTCCGCCACAGCTCGACCGCCGACGCGAGGTGCAGGCGCGGGGGCTTGGGTGATGGGTTTTTGAGGTGCTTGGGCGAGTGCGGGGACTTCCGGCAGTGCCGGTTCACCCTTGGGCGCTTCACTCATGCGCAACGCGTAGCGTTCGACCGCTCGGGTCAGAGCCTCGGGCCGCATGGCCGCGAGGTTGAACAGCTCGTCCTCGTTCTGGGCGAGCTGATAGGCGATCTCGGCCCCCTTGGGGTGCTGCATGATCGCGGCCTGAAGCTCAGGCGGCAGAAGTTCGGGCGGGATGGAGCTGACGACCTCGAAAAAGTCCTCATGGTCATCAGCGAATTCAGCGGCACGCTGTTGGTACGCCGCGACTGCCTCACTCTGGCGCTGGGCTTCAGCCCTCTTTGATTCGTTTTCCTGCTCGGTGGCCCGCTCTTGCTCTCGGTCCCACTTCGACACCGCACGGGCATAGGCGTGGGGATCAAAATCGAAGTCCTCGGGCTTCGGCTCCGTCTTTTCCGGCTCCTTGAACCGGCTTTTCAGCTGCTCCAGCTCGGCACGAAGGGCATCGACCTCCCCTGCTCGCTTCTGCAGCCCCTGGATGTACTCACGCGTGCGGTTGCGCTTCTTTCCGTCATCCTTGGGCGGCTCTGCGGCTGCTTCGGGCTTGGCCTGCTGCGCATCCGTCACGTCATCGACATAGTCGGGCTTCGGATTTTCTTGCGGCAATGCTTCGCCGCCACCCTGTTCAATGGTGTTCGTTTCGTCGGTCATCACGTCCTCGTGGATCGGCCAGCCGGGCCGTAGCGGTTGGGCTTAGCCCATGGGGAGCTGATCGCCGCCCAAAGAAAAACCGCCTTGCGGCGGCTGCTCAGGGGGCATCAGCGGGTCAAACATTGGCGGCGGCATGGGCGGCAGTGATGCCACCTTTACCGCGTTATCGATCTGGATGGATTCAGTCTCTGCCTGCAACTTCCCGACAGTGGCCTCATCCTTCTGCGCTGCTGCCACGTCCTTCGGGTTGGGCTGGGGCGGCTGAGGCGGATCGTCGCCATCTTCTGGCGGCATTAGGTTCTGTGCGACTAGCAACTTGCGTACATGCTCGCCAAGTTCCTCGGCACCAGGGCCGTCCAGCGACTTGACGATGTAGTTCGCCAGCAACGGGGCAATCGGCGGGAATGCCGGGCCGATCTGCGCCAGCAGCTGCGACATCATGTCCGCCGTCTCCATGCGCTGGGTGGCATAGCTCGGGCCGACCGTGACCGCGATGTCGTACTTACCCTTGCTGATGTCGTTTAGGGTTCGCGTCTCGCAGGTTTCCGGATCAATCACTTCCTCATACAGCGTCTTCCACTTCTCGCCGCCGTCCTCGCCCAGGACGCGCACAACCCGCTTGGTGTCGTACACCTTGGGGATCATGTCGCACAGGATCACGTAGCTGCGCCGGATCGCATAGGCGAGGTTGTCGGTGTAGTTGAAGGTGGCCGTCGCGCCCTGCTGCTTGCGGGCATTGATGGCCCTGCCGCTCGTCTCGTTCGACGTAGCGCCCAGGCTGGCGTTGAACTGGCCGGTACTGGCCTTTATGTCCTCGTTGTCGAGTGCGGCAAGCTGGATCAGGGCTGCGGGGATATCGGCCTGTCCGGCTCGCTTCGGCAGATCGTCCGCGTCGTCGTTGATTGGGAGGTACGGATAGTCCTCAGAGTTGGCTTTCTTCCAGAAGTCCTCTAGCCCCTTGATCCATTTGTTCTTGACGATGAACGGAGCCTTCGGGGCCTTCGCCACCGCCTCAATGGCGGCAGTGCGGTGGACGTTGTGCAGGCGCTGCTGGTCCTTGTTGGACCGGACCATGCCCTTCCACTTGTCCTCGCCATCAATGCAGCGAATGTGACCCCACACCGGAATGATCGGAATGTGCTTGGTCGGCCATTCGTGGTCGTCAGTCAGCCACTCGTAGCCGTTGGTCAGGCGCGAGTAGATCTTGTGGCTGTCCACCTCGCGCTGCTGGATGACCTGCCGGCCCTGAGCGGCCAGCAAGGCCTCCCAGTCGTTGCCAAGCTCGTCGGCGTACAGCACCCGGCCATCATCCAGCTGGATCAGCGTGCGCTTGCTGGGGCGCTTCTCGAAGTACTCGCAGACCTTGACCTGATCCTTATCCCGGAACTTCTCGCAGTCCTTGTCCGACTCCCAGCCCTTCAGGTCGGCTTTCGGATACTGGCGCTCAAATGACGCCTTGCTGATCAGGTCTTCAATGAAGCAGCACTCAGCATCTGACCGGTCCAGCTCAATCGACGCCGAATCCCACTTCACGGAGAACGGGTTGCGGATCGGCTTGACGAAAATGTCCAGCTCGAAATCGTCCTGACTGCGGTAGTCAGTGACGATGCGCCAGTGTCCCAAGCCGCCCTCAACCGCACACTCGTAGGCAATGTCGTAGGCCTGATCGGCGTTGCTTCGGGCCTCAATGTCGCGACAGATGCCGTTCATCAGCTCGGCCAAGCCCTTGTCGGACTCCTCCATGCCGCGAACCTTGCCCTGCGGCCTGCCCTGGCGCATCTCGTTGATGACCTGCCGGCAGTGGGTCTCCAGCTTGGGGAACTCATACGTCGGGCGGTCGCCACGGCGGGCCTTGAGCTTCTGGTCCCACTGCTCCCCCGGCACATTGACGAAGCGGCGGTCTGCCTCAGCCTCGTCGTAGGACGTAGAAACGGCCTCGCACGCAAGGGCGTACCGACGGCGCATTTCCGTCAGGTCATCAGTCTTTGCCACGCAGCTCGCTCCTGACCCATGCGCGACAGGCCTTTATCCCTGCCGCAATACTTGTAGTGAAGGACGTCACCCGGAGCCCCTGCGATGAAACCTGCACAACACCATGCCCGGCGATGACGCTCCACTTGCTGGTGCGCAGGCGGTACTGCATCGCTAGCTCTGGGCTGCTCGCCAGCTCTTTGAACATGCTCAATAGTCCGTCGTGTAGTTCAGCAGCGCCGAAAGGTCGGGCGCATCGTGATTTGTGCTCTGGAAGTCCACCGCCATCAGCCCGAAGGCGTCGGCACCGTGGCTGGCCCAGTCGTGGTTAGGCCCAAGGCCAATACCGCGCTTCTCGTCGCGCTTCTCGTGATACCAGCCAAGAGCATCGCGCCCAGCCTCAGTGCCTTCAGCGTCGAAGCGGACAGACGGCATGACGCGGCGCACCGTCTCGATGCGGGTCATAGCAGCACCCGCACCCATGTTCGGGATCACCCTTACATCGAAGCCAGCGGCCCTCAGTGCGCTTTCGTAGCTCACCGAGTACACCTTGTCGTGGCTCGCCCCGTCGTGCGGGAGAAAGCACTGGGCGCGCTCGTAGCCACTTCGCCGCAGCCACTCAATGTGGGTAGCCAGCGGCTGCCCCACGGCTTCGTAATACTTCAGGACGCGGATTTCCCGCCCGATGAACTGGACGATCCAGATTGCGCAGGCATCAGCCTTAGCCCCCGTGCCGCCAATGTCCCAGTAAGCCCGGGTAGTCATCAGCGGATCGGCAGCGAGGAAGCCTATGCGGCCCTCTTCCTGAGCCTTCGCCAGCGCCTCGGCGTAGTAAGCGCCGGTCAGCGCAGTCACATAGTCGCCATTCCAGACATGCCCGTACTGGTCAGGCTCGATGCGCAGCGTGTCCAAGCGCTCCTGCTCAAGCTCAGCCGTGAACCACGGGTTGTCCTGCCAGTTGGCCCGAACCACCTTCGCCCCTGTTGGCAGCTCTTTGCCCCGCAGCAGCACATCGAGCGGATCTGTCTTGCGGCGCGGGTTCCAGCTGAACCACAGCTCCGAGCCAGTGGCACGAAGCGTCGGGCGAAGCAGGCTCAGGGAGCGCGCTGTTGCCGTCTGCGCCTCCTCCCACCACGCCCGCTTGTAGCCTTCCAGCGACTTCACGGAATCAGCCGTGTAGTCGTTCATGCCCTTGAAGATGATCAGGCCATCGCCCGGCGTCTGGATCAGGTCGCGGTAGACCTTGAAGCCCTGCGCCTCGCCCAGCTTGAATTGGGACAGCTTGGCCTCTAGCAGCGCCTTGGACGACTGAGCCAGATCCTTCTGCACCTCACGGATGCAAATCGACCTCAAGCCCTCGCCGCCTCCGTTACCTGGAGCCGCCAGCGAGTCCTCGATCAGCAAGCCAGCGAAGAAATGCGACTTGCCCGAACCTCGGCCACCCCATGCGCCCTTGTAGCGGGCAGGCTCCAGCAGCGGCTCGTAGACCTCAGCCGTTTCGATCTGCAGGACGGACAATGCGGCGCTCCACAGTTCGGACGACGTGTTCCAACGGGCTTTCAGGGTCGCCGGTCACCTGGGTTGGCAGCACGCGCCCCAGCAGCGACACGAAGGCCTTTGCATCAGTCTTGGCAAGGCCGGTCAGGTAATTGACCCCGCCGCCCTCCTGAGCCTCCAGCGCTTCCAGGATCATCTCCCGAAGCTGCTTGTTGCCCTTATCCAGTGACCCAGCAGGACGGCCAGCGCCCTCACGCTTTCCGCCGCGCATCTTTGATTCCTTTGATTCTTTTTGATTCTTATTCGATTACTCGGTCAGCCAGCACTACCGCTTGGCAGGCTCTGAGCTGGTCGTCCGCGTCGGCTCCGACTTGAACAAGAGCCCCCGCAACCTCTGCTCGTAGTTGGGCTGCTTCATCACGTTGGATGGCGCTGGCTGTGGCTTCGGACAGTAGCTGGGTGTGGCAGGTGGCGAGGTCGTCGCGCAGCTGGAGAGAGCCGTCACGGATAGCGCCAGCAACAGTCGAAGGCAGGCTTTCGTTTTCACTACGTTTTGCCTCATATGCAGCGCCAATCTCATGCAGGCGTTCGTTTTTCTGGTGCTCTACTGAGCGGGCCTGCTCGACTGCCTTGGTCTCGGCCTTGGACTGCTTCAGCTCAGTGCGCGTCTCGGCAAGGTCTGCTGATCTATCCCGCCACTCCCTGCCAGCCCAGAAGGAAGCCAGCAGGCTAAGCAGCCACACTGCGAGGATGATTTGCAGCCGGGTCAGCATGTGATTGACGGAAGCCCGCCGCCTCGCAGCAGCTGGTCATGCGCCCTGCCTACGTCCCAACCGGGACTCGGGCGGAACTCACGAAACTGTGGCGGGATGCCCTTGTTCGGGTCGGGCTTGAACTCGGGCGTCTTTTTCTCAAACACCAGCGCCAGGTGCTCACGGATCGACTGCCACTGCTCAGGGCTGGGCGGCAGAGCGTTCAGCTCGGCAAAGCCCTGCATCCAGTAGGCGAATTGTTCTGGGGTCATTTCATTCTCTCCACACTGCGGCGAGGATCTGGGCGCGGGTCATGCGCTGAGCTTGTCCCGCAGCCGGAAGCCCAGTAGCGTCCAGATCTTCTCGACAGCCTTCTGCCGGGCGATCTTGCGGCCCATCTCGGCGTTGAAGTTCTCCGGACTGGCGCAGGCCGATTCGCCGGTGACGGTGAAGCCGTTGCGCAGGTGCAGTACGCAGAAGGTCAGCAGGCGAAGCTCGCCATGCATGCCAGTCAGGCGCGTGAGTTCGTCCTGCTCAAGAAAGGCCGCCTGCACACCCTGTTCGGCTGTGAAGTAGTACTCGCCGTTGATCTCGGCCTCAATGTCAGCCGGAGTTACGCGCGGCGCGGTCAGGCCCTTGGCCTGAATCTCTTGTTCGATTGCTTTGTCGTTCACTCAAACCTCCACGCCCACAAGGGCTGATGTGTTGCCGACACCCAAAATCCGGGTATCGGTCAGTCGGTGCCACCGGCACCAATGTTCTCGGCATCAGGATCGAACGGCGGCGGGGTAAGCCCGCTGGCGCGCATCAGGCCCTCAAGCCGGTAGATGTGGTTCAACATGCGGCCGCTGCGGCGCTCCAGCTGCTCAACCTTGACGGTCAGCCGGTCCAGCTCCAGGCGGACGGTTTCGTAAAGCCGCGACTCCGTGGTGATGGCCTGCTCGTCACGCTTGCGGCCTGATCTGCCGCCGAACCAGCCAGCCAGCGCAGCGAACACGGCCACAACCCAGTCGCCCACGCTGCTCGGGATCAAGTCCGGCGTCATTGGATCGCCTCCCATGCCTGCGCATAGAGCGCGTCCCACGTCTGACGATGCGGCTTGCCCGGTCGCCAGTTGCGGATGTAGTAGTCCCAGCCTGCCGCCACGTAGCCCGGGGCCGGGAGCGGGCGCGGATCGGTGTAGAGCAGCAGTCGTGCGAAGGCGCAGGCCAGAAGGTCGTCCTTCTCCAGCGCGGCATAGACGGCTGATTCAGTCGGATCAACGCCCCGCTCCCGGCACACGTCGATAGCGATCCACTTGGATGCCTGATGCGTCAGCACGCCCCGAACGCCGCCGCCCTTCTCGAACTGCCAGAACCCGCGAGCCGGGCCACCGATCTGACGGCGATGCTCAAAGCGGGATTCCTGCAGGCCGATGGCAAGTAGCATCAGCCGCGCCTTGTCCGTGTCCATCTTCGTCGGCAGCAAGGCAAGCCCGGGGCCGACTACCCGGTTAACGATGTAGTCGAGATCCGACACTCTGGCCCCCTGTGGGCAGTCTGTTACGGGAGTTCAATTCCCATGATTTCGGTGCCCAGCTGAAGTCGCATATCGCCTACATCGGGCGTGAAGTAGTCGCACGCATACTCGCCGTCGCGCATCTGGGCCAGTACGAACAGGCCCTTTACCTCGCCGCGCATGACTTGCTCGCGCAGGCCTTCGACAATGCCCAGTACTTCCGGGTTGGGCTTCATGCCGCCTCCAGCATGCGGGGGCTGATACGAAGCCGTCCGACCTCGCCGTAGCGGGCCGAGTAGGTGATCACCTGGGCGTCGCGGTCGCTCATCCAGCCGCCTCGACTAGCGTGGGCATCCGGTGCCGCAAGAGTCCGGTGCTGTTCCACAACCATCAAATTCGTCTCTTTCACGTCGATGTGGTGCAGATGCCCCATGTGCGCGTAAGCGTGCCGGGTGCGCCCGAACACCTCGCGGAACTTGGCGGCGAACACCGTGTCGATACCAGCCATGCGCTTCTTGTGGCCGTGGTGGAAGAACAGCGCCGTAGCGCCATGCTCCACGCAGTAATACGGGTCCGGCGAGCGGTCCACGGTCACGCGGGGCTCGTTCTCATAGACGGAGGCCAGCCACTCACGCAGCCAGATCGAGCTAGCCATGTCGTGGTTACCCTCGGCCATCAGCACATGCACCTTTTGGTGCTTCGCCAGCAGCAGCGCGATGACACGACGCACCGCCCGGATCGCAACCCGGACCAGCTTTTGGAACCGGGTGTCAGCGTCCAGCAGGTGCTTGGAAGTCGGGGTCACCGCGTCCATGCCGTCCCAGTGCAGGAAATCACCGAGCTGGGCGAACACTGCCATTTCTGACGCTGGCGACTGAGCAATAGCCGCCGAGAACCACGCTACCAGCATGTCCTCGGCGATCTGGGTGTCCCAGTCCGCGCCGGTTTCCTCGCCCCAGGCAAGCATGCCCAGGTGGTAGTCGGTCAGCACGTAGACGTTGCACAGGTCGGAAATGACCGTGGCTGGCGCGGCCCGGGGTTTCTCGCGTGGAATCTTCTCGCCCATAGCCTGCACAGCTGCCTCAAGGGCTGCCTGCATCTGCTCTTGGTCCTGCGAAGTCTTGATCCACTGTGCGGAAACGGTGCCGTCCTCGCGGTATAGCGTGGACGTGCCCTTGACCATGAACCCCGGGGCCGCCGTCTTCACCATTTGGTGGTCAGGAGCCCATCCCTGTCGTGCAGCCAAGACAGGGTCTACCTGATCCTGCGCCCGGACTACGCCGAACTTGCCGCACTTCCCGCAGAACGAGCGGCCAGTGCCGTTCTTCTTCGCGCCGTCCTCGCCACACCGGGGACAGATCACTGGCCCTTCTCCACCGGCACAGGCTGAAAGGCAGCCTCGTTGATCTCCAGCAGCACGTCGGTCGCACGCTGCGCCGCCGCCTCGCTCTCAAAGTAGCGGCTCACGACGTAGCCACCGGCCACGCGCTCTACGTTGACCGATGACATGCGGTTCCTTGTTAACCCTGACGTGCATCCGGCCTATCCGGCGTAGAGGTCAGGAACGGGCATAACGCGAAAGCCCCGGATGTCCGGGGCGTCCGCATGAATTTGATTGGCCCCGTATCTGTCCGGGGCAACGACTACGCCCTCAACGATCACGGCAGGCGCTGCCGATTGAGAGGCCGGGATTCGAACCCAGCTGTACCGGACTTGTGCAGCCAACCCTATTTCTAGGGTCTCTCGAATAGGTGCCCGACAAGGTGATAGCTGGTCTCATTAGCAGATGTAGACCAACTTGCATTCGGGCGTAAGTCGCGCGTGATGGTACAAATTTGGACCATGTTTTCCGGACCAGTCCACTCCGGTCATGCGGCCCTTGAACTCAGTGCTCGCTTGAGACGCCTTGCCGCCTCCTGTTCGTCATCTCGCATAACGTCCAGCAGATGCTGGTAGATCGGCGCCCATACTTTCCGATAGCCAGACTCCGACTTGAGCCCCAGCAGTAGGCGCATTTCCTCGTTCGTCTTGCGCGGTCCGCCACAGAACTCAGCCAGAAGCGGATCCAGCATCGCCTCCACCTTTTGGCCCACTCCATCCGGCCACATGTCTTCGCGTGCAACATGGATCTTCGCCTGCAAAGCCCCGACCCTGCGGTCACGGTCGAACCTGCTCTCGCCTTCCTCCCAAACTACCGCAGCCAGGCCAGCGACAACGCGAGCATGGATATGCGCCTCTGCCCTGCGGCCCCACTCGGCTTGCGCCACCGCCTTAAGCAGATCACCGATGGCCACGCGGTCCCGCTTGCTACGGTCATCCGGATGCTTCGCGTTGTACTCCAGCAGATTCCGCCCCAACCCAGCCGGAACCATGCCCAGCGCCCCGGCAATGTCGATGTTGGTCAGCTCAGGATTGCCACCGCCCCGGCCCACGTCGAAGCGGATGTTCGTGGGGTTCAGCCTTGCCAGCATTTCGCGGGGGTCAGTCACTTCTGTTCTCCTTTGATCGTTGCGAGCGCTTCAAGCATTCGCTGAATTAGGACTTCGACGGCCTCACCGGGTGACCCGTGGTTGAACTCGCTCCCAATATCAAATTTCGCCCCAACAGCAGAGACGTGCATCTCGATCCCACATCGCCATCCATCGCTGTGACGGGAAACACGAGGCGTACCGAAACGACACAGCCAAATCAGTTTCTCCTCAAATCCAGCTGGGACACGCTCGATTCGACCCTCTGGAGTGGCGCTTATTTCTTTCCCGAACATACTCACACCCCCTCGTTAGCGGCAGCGCCGCCGTTGATTCGCTCGATTTCGATCACGCACCCCGGCACGTCCAGCGCATCCGGGCCTTCATTCGGGTATCGCTTAAAGGCGAAACACTCCACCACCCGTGCGTCGTCCTTCCAGATGCCAGCCTCGGTCAGCCCGTCCTCTGTGGACCGCACCAGCTTGGACAGGTCAGGCGTCCGCATTGGGTACGTCACGCGGCGCTTGGGGGCGCTTCCCGGTTTTGGCAGAGTGAAGGTCATCCGCACCCGCACTGCCTCATCCAGCGGAGCGACACTACCCCGCGCCTCAAGCGCTACTGCCTTCACGTCCTGCCGCCAGGGGCGAACCTTCTTGGATGATTCCGCAAGGATTGCCCGCCCAGCGTTGCTCATGCCCTTGAAGGACTTGCTGCCCTGAGGCGCAGGCGTTCCAACCACCACCAATCGATAGCTCATTGAATCCCCCTTGCATCCTTCATCGCCCTGCGCCAGCGGAATGCCGTTGCCCTATCCATTCCGTACTCCTCGACCAGCTCTTGCCATGTGGGAAGCCGACCCGGCCAGCGAGCCGCAACCCGGAACGCCATTTCAATCGTCACGTTTGTGTAGTGCCGAGGGCCTGCGTGCTCCACTGACCACTTTTCTACGCTGCTCATTTCGCCCCCTTTACGTCTAGCAGTCCGTGGTCGTGCCACCACCGCAGCGTCCGAACCGTCGCCCGGAAGGCGTAGAACAGCCATTCCTCAGAGCCGCGGGCGATACCGTGAGTGGTCCCGTTTGAGTCCATAACCGTGTGACAGGGGCCGCAAGAAAATCCTGCACAAAGGTCGTCTGGCTTCTGCGCGCCGCCCGCGTTGCCGCTGAATCGCCAGTGCGCCAACATGCAGCCGGCAGACTTGGCATCCGTGGCGTCTCCGCACACCCCCTCGACGTTCACCATGCAGTGCGCGTCGTGGTGGCCGGCGGACTGGCGCAGGTGCTTGGAGACGATGGCCATGGATCAGCGCCCGCCTTGGATCGCATGCAGCCGCGGAACCTGCACGCCCTCACCAATCACGGACGGGAGCCGGCCGATGTCGTCTGCCAGGCGGTGCGCGTCCAGCTCCGTCTTGACGGTCGCCACGTACTGACCAGCCACCATGCTCAGCGCCTTGGCTTTCTCCACGTCCGCGGGCTGGCAGTCCCTGTCGTTCAGCAGCTCCATCATCGCCACCAGGTGATCGCGAACGTCGCTCATCTTGTTCTTCATGCTGTGGTTTCCTCTCTCAGTCGGTTGTTGATCTTTCGGTTAAGTGCACCCTTGAGCTGCATCAACTTGTTCAGCTCTTCCGGGTAGCGGGTATGGCGTGAGTTGCGCCGCATCAGCTCACCGCGGCTAACCAGCTCGATGGCCTCTAGCGTTATTTCCTGCTCGACAATGGTTGCGCGGCCTGCCTTGAAGGTGACCGCATGGCCTGCCGGTACCGGCCCGTTCGCCGCCTCCCACACAAGCCGCGTCACGGCAATCCACTTGCGGCATCCCTTCAGCTGCGGATCGTCGGTGACCTTTCGCTGGAGCTGGCCGTCATTGATCCGAAGCGACCCCACGCGCTTGTAGAGTCGCGCCGCCTTTCCGCTCAGCTGGCCCGGCTTGAACCACGTTGCTTGGCAGTTGGGGTGATGCCCGGTCGTGCCTTTCTTGCCCTGATTCCACGTTGTGTGGCCCGGACGGAACACACCGGGCTTGCGCTGGTGGTATTCGTCCGACTTCTTCAGGCCCAGTACCACAGCCTTGTTTGAGATCGAGGATTCGGTGCGGCCGAACTGCGCGGCAAGGTCGCGGGTATGGGTGTCCGCGTACAGCCGCGCCAGCTTGTCCAGATCCTCTCGGGTCCAGTGTCCGGGGCGCATCACGCCACCGCCTTGTATTCGCTGTCGCGGAAATCAGCCGGATTGAATCCCAGCCCGCGCATGACGGCATCCGACCACCGCACCGGCTTGGCACGCAGGCGCTGATCTTCCGGGTGATCGCCGATCTGCAGGCCGGTGGTGATTGCGTCGGCCGCCTGTGACTTGGTCAGCTTCAGGCTTGAGCCACCCAGCATGATGAAACCCGCTGCGCCCTCGCCCCGGTCGATAGCGGGCATCATCCGCCAGCCGAGCATCGTCCCGGCCAGCATGTGCCGCCAGTCGTCTTTGCTGAGGTGGTTGCCGTGCCATGCCACCTGTTCGGCCAGATCGCCACAAACAGCGTTGAGCATCTTCCGCTGCTTATCCGTCATGCCGGTAGAGCCCTGCAGCTCCCAATCACCTCGGCTGCTCGCCTCGATGCTCATACCCCGCCCTCCGCCATGGCGGCGTCGATGGCTGCATCGGCCTCTTCATCTACCAGATGCTCGGAGTAGTGCGCGCCCCACGAGTTTGTCCCGGTGTCGGTGACATGCAAGCCGAAGTCGTCAGGGTCAGCGCGACGCAGCCACCGATACCGCTCCGCATCAGCCACAGCCGCATCCCGCTCTGCACGCAGCCGCTTTATCTCCTTATGCCGCTCGTCTGCCAAGTTGGCCTCAGCAGTCGAAGCCATCTGGTAGTGCCTCAACTCTGCCGTCAGGCGGTCGATGGCAGCACGATCCTTGCTCTGCAACGCCAGCGCCACATCTGCCGGAATCCACAGCTCGCCATTGAACTCGCGCGCCGGGATTGCACCATCAACCGGCTTGATCTCGTTCTCGCTCATGTCACTTTCTCCCCATGTCCATCAGGCAGTACAGGGTCGAGTGACCGACCTTTGTGCACTCATTCCAACGCCAGTTGACGCAACCGCCAACAAGGAACAGGAACGCCAGAACACCAATGCAAATCACGAATCGCTCAATAAGCTTGTTCATCGCCTAATCTCCCTATCCCGTTCGTTCCAGCCCGCTCGCCACTCGGCGCGTAACTGGGCTGCTTCTGGTGTTATTCCGTAGCCCGGGCA